TGTGGCCTTTTCTCCATTATCCTGGTTATGGTAAACAGCATAGTTATGCCATCTCTCATATCCATCTCTCACGTGATTGATTACATCTGTTTTGCAAATAATTTTGAAAAAAGAGGGTGTGCCGGTGTCTGTAAAATTTGGCGTTCCAGACATAAATTTTCTTCCAATTCTCATAATAATTTTTTATGTGATACTACAATGTTTATTTAATTCTGCAAATGTAACATTAAATATCAAATTACAAAACAAGATTACAAACTTTTTGTGACGCTTTATGTTATTTATTGAAGTACATTTGATATTATGAATCAAATATCATTACTTTTGCAGAACAAATCTCTAAAGACGGCAATCTATGAAATTAAGAATTAAGGAAATTGTAAAACAGCAAGGCTCTTCACTCGGTGAATTATCTGAGAAAATGGGTATTGCACGGGAATCTCTCTCAAGAGCCATAAACGGCAACCCGACACTCGACACCCTGACAAAAATAGCAGATGCACTAAATGTTCATATCACCGAACTGTTTGAAAAGGATCCGATTTCCGGCATTATTGTAATTAATGGGGAAACTCATCGAATTGAAACTTTTGATCAACTGGCGCGCATCTATGAAGACCATAGGCATCAATCAAACGAATGAACTAATAATGATTTGTTTGATTGAAGAATCACTTTAACAACCTGGCCAAGGCGTTGGCTGGGATTAGAAATATAAAAAAACCAACTCGCAAAACAATTAACATTCTAACAGTTATGGATGACAAAACAATCGAACAGATCATTATTAAAGCCGTTGAAATTGGAGTATATAATACTCTCAACCGGCTTGGACTTACTTCTGAGGTGGTAACAGAATCTCAGGCTCGAAAACAGTATGGAAGGAGATTAATAGAAGAATGGCGCCATAAAAGGTGGATCGTTGGTTATCCGACAGGAAACAGTGAACGCAGCAAGGTTTATTTCAAACGTACTGAACTCGAGACTGCAAGCCGGATGCTCGACATTCAGAACGTAATACCGGTAAACAAGATTTTCGGAGAATTGAAATGATTTCAGCCGCTCTGTTTAACTTTAAGACAAAGACAGGGAAACAATCCCCCGAACAGAAAGAGTTCCAGAAACAAGCGGAAAACTGCGGCAGTAAGTATGTAATTGTCCGTAGTGTGAAAGAAGCGATAGAGGAAATGAAGATTTATTTACATAATTGATAAAGTTTTTTTGCGCATTTGATTTATTAATTGTTTATTTGCAAAAGGAATAAATATCGTATGGAGTATTTTGAAATCACATTCAGATTTAATAATGAAAACAAATCATTAACTAGATTTGATGGATTGTCTATTAACATCTTGGCTGATTTTCTAAAATCACTTTATGATGTTTCCAAAGGGGTTGCAGATGGTGAACTAGTTTTAAGTGAGATAAAAGGAAATTGCTATGCCGCCGTTTGTTCAAGCCCCAACATTACAACAATTGAGTACATACAGACTTTACACTCTCACATCTCTTCTGAAAATTTTTCTTCTCTCAAATTTAAAGAGCGTGAATATTCAAAAAAGATTATGGATATTCTTTCCGATAATCTAGTTTTAAATGTTTATAATAAAGATAAAACATTTTATAAAACGATTCAGCCAACTAAGAAGAAATATACATCATTTCCTTATTATTTTGAAACTGATTTAGTAAAAGGTGTTTTAACGCGGATAGGTGGTAGGAATATAAATACAAAAAATTCAATTCTGATTTCAACATATTCTGGAGAAATTGAGATAAATGAACAACAGGATAATCGACTAAAAAACTATTATAAAAATGGGTTAATTGATTTTTATATTACAAAGAAAATTAATAAGGATACCTTAAAAGTCGAAAGTACCGTTCTTGATGATTTTATGATATTAGAACCTGAAAATATTTCATTTACAAAAACTTTAGAGAAAATCAGGAATAATCATGGAGCATATTTCTCTCAAATAGATTTAGACCTTTAGATTATGAGTACAATACCAGCAGTTTCAGAATGGAAAAGAATTTTTATTGATACATCTTTCATCATTGACAGCGTTAGAAATCTAGATAATATTATAGAAACTGATAGTAAGTATGAGTACGTTAAAAGGACACATGCTTTAATTGATTATTTTAATCTACCCAGTCAATCAGACTCATCCCCAATTTGGATTACCTCAAGTATTGTGCTTTCTGAACTTTCAAAATTTGAGAACTCGGATGCCGTATCTGAATTGCAAACTATTTTCAATACTCCTAATATTGAGATAATTAACTTCACAAGAAAAGAAGCCTCATTTATTGTTAACGATATGGTGAATTATGTTGAACAGAAACATATATCTCAATATATCACTCAATTGCGAAAAGATTTGGCTGAAATGAATATATTCAATCCAAAGAATTATATTTCAAATGATGCATTAATTATTGCATGTGCTAAAACTAAAAGGTGCGATGTAGTATTAACATCTGATGAAAATTCCTTTATGCATATTGCTAAACAAGTTAATCTACCAGTTTTATTAACGAAGGATTTGCCAATTGACACTTTTCAACAAATAGATTATTTGTCTCCAATAACCACAAAATAATTACATAACCCAATTTAATTAATCAAATGCGATTGCATATTAAAAACCCCTCGCTACACGAACGAGGGGCAAACCATAATATGTAATAGTAGCTAATCTCTTTCATCCTCTACTATTATTTTGTTTAGTATTCTTTACAATCAAATCAAGCTTTTCTTCCATTTTTTGGAAACCTTCCTTATTATAACCTGTGTTATCAGCTGTCTCCCTGGTATTTCGATTAATCGCCGCCAGTTCATTCTGCATGTCGTACAGTTCCTTTGCCACATCGGGCATTTTAGTGTTTTCCAGATTTTGCCTTATGGCCTTTGTATCAATTGCAGTTGACCTGGTATCCATCGCCGTCATGTTCCATAATCCGACCAACTGCGAACCAGTACCCTCAGTCATTTGAGCCTGAAGTTCACCGGGGACACCACTTCTTTTCGTTTCTTTATCAAGGTATGGATCTACCGCTTGCTTATATTGTGCTGCCTTATTGTCAAGCACGGACACAAGTGCATCGATGGCGCTTTGTTCCGCTTTATCTATACGACCATCGTTCTGCATCGAGGATGCAATTTTATTCATGATTGCTTCCGCCTCAGGCTGCAATTTGCCTTTCATGTAGTTGATCAGTGCATTCCTCAATATACCTTTCACTACATCAGCAGATTTTTTTGCTGCATTTTCCCCGAACGCCCAAGCATCAGCATAAGCCTGTGCGAACTCATCAATAGCTGACATGACATCAGTTCCGGTGAGTGATTCAAGGATCCGATCCTTATTTTCCTCTAACCTTGCATCGATGTCATTGAGTACATTCTTCCACTCGTTGATGACTTTGTTGTCCGGTTTCTTTTTGCTTTGTTCTGCCCGTATATTATCCTGAATCAGCCTTCTCTGTTGCTCGAGATTACGCTGCTCATCCTCAATTAATGAAGCTGCTTTTGTTGAATAGGTTTTTGATATTGCCCTCTCGAGATTCTCGTATGCCTTCTGAAGATTGTTTACTTGCTCAGTATTTTTCTTGATTGTCCTGTTCGCCTCCCGGCTCTTCTTGTCGAACACGTCAATGGCTGCAGTAAGCAATTGCACACTACCTGCGATGATATCGGCAGGATTACCGGTTGCAATGCCTTTTGCCAACGTGGCTGCCCCCCCCACCATCTCTCCAATGCCCTTGAGCATTTTCTGAGATTCTTCATCACCTGCAGCACCCATTTTTACAAGGCCGTCAGTGATGGAGTTGAACATGCTACCTATCTGATCAAGTGATGCTCCGGCATTTTTTGCAATATCTTTAAAATCACCATCGCCACTTTTGAACTTCCTGATAGCTTCCGAAAGGCCCTTGAATGGGTTTTTATTCCCAATTTCATCCGTGATCTTTTCGATACGTTCTCTTAACGCCGCTAATTCAGTAGGATCCAGTTTTAATTTCTTCCAGTGCAATTCAAGTTGATGAACAAGTTTAATCATATCATCAACGGCCATCTTATCAAGGTCGCTGAACGCTTTATTCCAAAGGTCGGATGTGAGGATATCAAATATATCAACATCCTTAAGGTCTATGCTTGAAAGTTTCTCTTTGATTGACTTTGAGAACTCCCCTATTTGCTTTGTGGTAACCGAATCGATTTGATCTGATGATAAAAAGCTCTCAATGATTCCGGCTCCAACACCTCCAACACTCCCCACATCACGAGGTGCAAGTTTTGTACTGTTATCTTTTACCTCTTTTAGCTTTGTCGAATAAACATCGAGTTGCTTACTTGCCGAGTTGATGAGAGCGGTTAACTTTTTCCACTCATCGGATCCTACCTGATCAGTTCCAAGGGCATCACGGGCTGCCGTTGCTTCATCTAATACACTTTTCCAGTAATCTTTATTCTTGATGATTGCAGCATCGGTAGAACTGCCCATCGATTCAAGAGCCGTTTTATTTGCTTCCAGTTGAGACTTTATCGCCTGAAGGGCCAGCCTATCATTTGCACTGGCCAGATCATTGTTCCCGGCATCATTTATTCTTTCTGTCAGTTCAGCTTCCTTCTGCAGTAATGCTACACGCTGAGACTGCAAGTCCTTTCTCTTTGCTTCCGGGTTTTCCTGGTAAAATGCTTCTTTCTGAATTTGAGCGAATTCATCTAATTGCTTCTTCAGGCCTTTGGTTTCCTCGACAGCTATACTTAGCTGTTCGTTATAATATTTAAGCTCCCAGCCAGCCTGTCTTTCATCTTTACCCTCTAATTCTTTAATCTTTTTGCGATACCCTTCGATATTCTTGATACGTTCATCATATTGGGCCTGAATGGTATCCTTTTCTGCCTGGTCTGATTTTTCAGATAACATCTTCCCGATATCGACAGGATCCATCTTCTTGATATCATCTATCGATTTGCCTTTTAATCCTGGAAGAAGTGCAATTAATTCCCTGTAAGCTTTTGTTTGTTGATAGACAGATGCTGTTTCACTATTGATAACAGAAATAAGCTCATTCCCTTTAGTTTTGAGCGCTTCTTTCCGATTCTTCGCCTCTTCGAGTGTATCATTAAGCTTCTTTTGCGCTTTCTCAGCAATGGTGGTGCGGTCACTGAATGTTGCAATCACAGTAATTAGACCGACAACGGCAGTGGCAACCGCAACAAACGGATTCTTAAGCATAGTCATGTTGAGAAGCTTCTGTGCTTTCTCTACCATCACGAGCCATTTATACTGAGCCATTGAGGCAATGGACCACCCACTTTCTGCAACCGTTACAGCAACCACAGCGGCACGATAAGCGCCATACGTGGTGATCAACCCCGCAATGGCCCGGCCAATGGTCTCATAATTCTCAATGAGTGATATTGTAGCCTTGTAGGTACCCTCGATAAACTTTTCTGATTGTTTTCCAAGGTTGTTGAACGCCTCCTGTGTAGCACCTTCGATCTGAGCTTTTAAGCCTTTAATTCCGTCCGCCTGCTTTTGTGTCATTCCGTAGAACTTACCACCTTCAGCAGTGGCACTCTTGAAAGCAGCTGTTACTTGATTAACGGTTATTTTTCCACTATCCATCAAAGCAGTAACATCCTGGATGGATCTCCCAGTAGTACGTGCTATCTCTCCAAGTGGGTTAAACCCTGCTGTTGCCATCTGTCTTAAATCCTGCGATAACACTTTCCCTGCAGATGTCATTTGAGAGTATGCTAGTGCCAATGAGCGGAATTTTTCCTCATTTCCCATTGAGATATCACCAAGCTGGCGGATGACAGGTATCAGATTTTCAGCTTCAACTCCAAAGGCTGACAACATTTGGGCTGCATTTGCAACACCTGTCATTGATAGAGGACTTTCTACCGCAAATTGTTTGAGCTCTTGCATAAATGCCCCTACACCGCTACTCCCACCAAGAAGCACTTCAAAGGACTTCTCCAGCATTTGCATCTCGCCCCGCACATTGATGATCTCGCGCCCGAACTGAGCGAGTGTCTGAGCTCCGAACACGGCACCGATTACCATCCCGGCCCTGCGGACCTGCTCAGTTATGGATCCAACAATACGCTTTGTCTCGTCAGCATCCCGATACATCCCTGTATTATCGATACCGGTAGCGAAGTACAAGGCACCAGCTTTATTTACTACTCCCATATATTTTTATTGTAAAATATATTAGAATGTAGTTCACCCTGAAATTCAACAAAAAAAACGCACGAAAAAGGCTCATTGTGTGAACTCTTCCGTGCGTAAAAAAAGTTAGAAATTGAATTAAGAAAGCACCAGCTTTTGAGATCAATAGGATCTTAACCATTGATATCTATTAAAACCTGAATCTACAAGAAATCCTTCAGTAGCACTTTATTGTATTTAGCGATGTATGAGTTTTCCAGATATTTAGTATTCTTGCTGAAAAATTGCGTTGCATTCCTTGGTATGCTATTGACAATATCGGCTTCTTGTACCTTTTCACTCAATAGATAATCCGCAAAATCATCATGCCCCATTACGATGGGAACAGCATAGCATATGCAGAAAGGATGCCATCCCGGGAATACAAAACCCTTAGGATACTTACCTTTCAAGGAATCACAGATCACACAGGGATGGGCATTGGCAGACCGCTTCACTTCGTACCCTTGAACAAAATCGAGTTGTTTCCAGCGCTCCACGTCGCTCATGCGGTAACCCATATTCGTTTCGGTACTGGCCACGCGTAAAGCATTCATCCGGGATGACCTGTACACTCCCCGGCCAGGGTTATAATTCTTCATCGGCTGAGAAAGGACCAGATTACCTTCTTCATCTCTGATCCTTCTAAATCGTTTATTTGGATCATAGAGCAGCTGTCTGAAATCACGGCCAATTGCCTCAGCACTTCTACCGGTTGATAATCCAGATTCAAGGAACAGCTCAATATGGCCTTTGGTCTGCTTTGAGATATCCCACACTCTTTTTGAAAGGTTCATTCCGTCATCGATCCTATTTTGAAGTGCTTTTAATGCCTCCGAGTTTCGGGAAAACATACCCTCTTTTGCAATAGAAGACAATGCCATTCCTTTGATGTATTGTTCAACAATCAGATCATTCTTTTCCATTGCAGACATCCAGGCCTTTTCCTGGTTTTCTTTGATGAACTTCTCAAGTGCAATACGAAAATCGTTAAGGATTCTGTTTATCTTACTTTCTATTCCAGCGTTACGGATCCACACGCTGTTTTTATTGTCGGCATCGTGCCATTTACGCATTTCAGGCGCCACTAACCGAATTAACTGATTGAACAGAGCGTTCACCTGCTGTTCCTGCAATAGCAGCCGGTTGATGTGTTGTTTATCAAAGTTGTTTATATTCTCAGGCATATTTAGTTCAATATTTAGATGGATTGTGAAATGTTTTTATTTAGTATCTTTGAATAACCTTAGAATGGCCTCCGGGAACTGTTTTAGGGGATTGTTGCTATTTAGAAAATTTGCCAGATAAACACCATCTTTAAACATAATGATAATTATATGATTTTGGAAAACATATTTTAGGAATTATTCCACTGATTCAATGACAATTAAAAAACAGTTTTTTACAACTCCGATTTTATATGTTTTTAACTGAGAAATTAAGTTAATATAAACCCGATTTATGTTGCTAATATAAAAAAGTGGACCCCAAGAAAAGGAGATCCACTTCCGCCTCCCCCGGAAACAATGCGTAAAAAAAGAATTCCAGTTATTCGTTTTCGGGCTGCTCTTTCGCTCCGCTAATCTTCTTTACAAACATTGCCTGAAGACGATCAATAGTCGTTTTTAAGCTTTCTGTGGCACGTAAGTACCCCTCTATCATTCCGGCACGTTTACCGGCTTCATAGGCTTCATTGATTGATTCAAACTGCTCTATCTCACTGGAAATTTGACTGTTCTCTTCTTTGCTCATAATGTTTTATTCTTTAGGTGGTTCATTAAAACCTTGTCTATCAATTCCACTTCTAATAAATTCTTCAAGTTCTTCCTTACTCATCTTTTCAAGCATACCGGTATCAATTGAACCCTTGATATCAATCTTATCCGCTTCATTCCAGCCCAGCATTCTACTTAACCGGTCGATGGCAGCTATCTTGTCATAAAACTTTACCTCAATGCTGTCCTTGGTTTTCTTAACAGACGCAATACAGGAAACGACATGATCAGGCATATCTTCAAGTTTCTTAATCGTCACATTGTTTCCTTTGATGTTCAGTACATCAGTAACGCGGGCCCTGACAATTGCAGAGAGCTCTTTTACTGTCTCATCTTTGGTGATATCTGAGCGTTCTTGAAGAGCTTCTTGCAAATGTCCCACCCTTGCCGTAATCTTGCCGTTATTCAAGAGTTCAACTGCTTTCCGATTAATTGTATCAGGTGCCATATTCCCACACGAATAGGCCCGCCTGTAAGCCTCTGAGGCATTACCGGTCTCGATGTAATAATTACAAAAGGCTTCTTGTTTAGGGGTGAGTTTTTTCATATTCATAAAACTTCAATGTGGCCAAATTTTTCTTCCCAAGCTTTCTGCAGGTTTGATACCATCGTTTTTCCCCCGGGTGCATAAGTTGAAACGAACAAATAGCCTCCCTTACTCTCATATGCAATAAGCGCAAATTTTGATTTGAATCGGACCCGTAGGATCGCGACAATTTCTTCATCTGTCAACTCATCGATAGACTTTTTTGGTAAATCATCTATCGAGTCGTTGGGAACTCGTTCAGTAGTTTTATCCATTTTGAAAATAACTTTTAAGATAGTTGCCTTGAAGCTTTTCTAATTCAAGTTAAACAGGTCCTGTTCCGGAAAACACCAAAGCAGATTGTCTATCTCATCCAAGTATACATCATCTTTTGATTCAATTTTTTTTATCGCTTGATACAATGTAAAAATGTAGGCACCGGTTGCCCGGACCATTCCATCCGTTTGGCTTACAATAGAGACAGGATCATTAAGAAACCGTTTCACTGTTTCAGGATTGTCTGTTCTCTTTAATGCTAGCCTCAATGAAGCTGCAAGTTCCTCCAGTAGTTCATTTAGATGACTTTCAATCGTAATCATAAGCTTTTGGAATCACCCTGTCATCATCATCCATTCTGAAAGCATCCATAGGATAATCATGTCCCAATTGATCACCCATTGCGTCTACAAAAGTGTTTATTGCATCAGCCGCTGCCTTGTGAAGATTATAACGGTTGATCCCCTCTGCAGTGGTAACAAACGTACTGTGAGAATCCTTCATCCTTTCTTTCGCTTCATCTGAGACATATATCTCACCGGTATCACTTGCTGAAATGTAGCAAACCAGGTCACGAACACCACCCACATCAATGGTTGAGAGAAGACCCCTTGTTTCATGTTCCAGGCTTGCCATTTTGCCGTTTACATTGTTTGCAATCTCTTGGCTCAAATACTCCGGATCCAGAACTTTGGAAATCATATCAGTAATTTCTTTCCGGATTCCGGAAAGATCGCCTTTCAAAATACCCTGAAGATGATCATTGTTTAGTTTCCCCAGGCCGGTAGCTTCAAAAGCTTTTTCAATTTTCTTACCGTGTGCTTCGATGATCCGCTCTTCAACTCTTTGGAGATCATTACGATAATACACTTCTTCAAAATCAACCAATAAAGGTTTAATTGTTTTATTTGCCATAAAATTCTATTTATTAATGTTTTGATCTTTAAACAAATCTATTGTTCCAAAATCTTCATTGCCACTTTCCTGCTCATCAAAATCCTGGTCCAGGTTCACCGCGCAACTTACTCTCTCATTTTGATCCATCAGTTCTATCCACTCTTCGACTGAGAGTTTATCCAGTTCTTCTTCTGTCATATTCATGTGATCAATTAACCATTATTGAATATCACGGAATCAACTTAATTTCATCGCATAACTGAGCGAATTCATTCATGAGTTGCTCCATTGCCTCATATTCTTCCACGAAGTTACCACCATACATAGTCAGTACTTCATTTCGTGTCCGACCTGCAGGGCCATTCAGATCTGTCACCTCGTAGCGAAGAGCGGATTTCCGATTTTCCTGTTTGTATGTTTTGAGTTTTTCGAAGACGGTTTTCGTAACTTTCGATGCTTCAATAAACTCAGCAATCGCATTCTTTACTCTCAGGGCTTCAGCTTTTAAGTCTTCTGTCGTCATAATTAATTTTTTTTGTAATTTGTAAATCGTTTATCTGTACAGTAAAATGTAAATTTTTCAATAGTTTCTGAAAATTCCAGTTAGATGGATCTTCATTGCTTTGTTTTTTCAAACGGGAATATTATAATTTCAGAATCCTCCCGCCTGGCTTCACCGCTTCGTCAATTTGAGAGGTTTGACTGCTTTCCCGGTACCTTGCCTGTAAAAATATTATCACCTCTCAAACGGCCTCAAAATGGCTTGTTTTTAATCATCTGAATTCCAAGTACCGATATTCATATTTATTTATTTCCCTATTTCCCAGTCGTTCATCACGAATTCATATCGATATGCTTTTGAATATCTTGCTTGATCATTCTTTAGTGGAATTTTAATGGACTATATTAATTTGCAAATATTCAGGGAAGATGCCATTTTCACTTCCATCATTAATGGATGGCTTATATTTCCCCATACTTAGAACAATTGATCTCCCATCTATCGAAGTTGCTTCTATCCCATTTCGGGATGTATGGGTTCCATTGGGATGTCGTTCTACAATTTCCATTTCCTTGAAAATCCACTTATTAACGGGGAAAACATATGAATGCACCCTTTCAAAAACAACGATAGGAATCTCGGGAAGTTGTAAGAATTCAGCTATCCGAATTCTATGTGATCCATCCATAAAATCCATGTTTTTCTCCGTTCTCACACCATCTATGTAAACTACATCAATCACATAAATTGGGGGTATAATTTTCTCACCGCTTGCTATCAATTCTATAAGTTCAATAAATCTCAACGACTCCTGGACTCCCTGAAATAGGTCAACTCCTCCAAAACTTGGGGTATCTTCTATTTTTATTTTATCCATTCTCAGGAATTTATATGAATTTAAAAACATTGAGCTGCTTTTTAGTTTTTCAAACTGCATCTCTTCAGGATTAGACGCCCAGTTAATTGTCAAAGTTTCCAATAATTTTTTTGCTTTAAATGCCCTTTGTGATATATCAACATATCTGTCAATCTCTTCTATAATATTCATAATCTGTTATTTAAAATGGTGTATTTTCATTATTATAGTACTGTGGAATGTTTCTGGTTGATGGATCCTCATCCAGAAAATTGGTGATGTAATCATCTACCCAAAAATCAAACTCCCCTGTCCGGCCCTCCCTGTTCTTTGCAATACGGATCTTGCAAGTATTCTTGTTGGCAGCATCTGAGTAATAAGATTCCCTGTGAATGAACAAAACGACATCAGCATCCTGCTCAATGGCTCCGCTACCTCTCAAATCTGCAAGTACCGGTATTTTATCCTGCCTTGTTTCTACCCCCCTGTTTAACTGTGAGAGCAACACAACAGGGACATCCAGATCTTTGGCCATTACTTTTATTGCGCGAGTGCAGACCTCCATCTCGTCATTTTTGCTCTTTCCGTTTAGCGACTGCATATCGATCAACTGTAGATAGTCAATCATCACGATATCACATTTGCCCTGCCTTTTCATCTTTTTTGCCTGAGCTCTGATCTGCTGAAGGGATATCGATGCCGTGTCATTCACTGAGATGGGAAGAAGAGACAATCTTTCCAAAGATTCCCCCATACTGATATGTTCTTCAGGTGACAATCTTCCTGCTTTGTAAGCCTCTGAATTGATACCACTCTCAGCCACAACCATTCTATCAATCAGTGATCGTTTGGTCATTTCAAGGGAAAAAATCAGCACATTATTGCCATTTTCGGCTGTTCGCCTGGCGGCATTCAAAAGGAAGGCCGTTTTACCCATCCCGGGCCTCGCTGCAAGAATGTAAACAGATCCCTTCTGGAATCCATGCAAAACAGTATCAAGCTTCTTCAGGCCGGTATGGATCCCTACTGAATTACCCTGCTTGCATTTTTCTTCCCGGATCTTATACTCTTTGTATGCTTCAGCGGCTATCTTATTGATGGAAGTGGTCAAACTCACATCAGAAACATCAGAAAGGTTCTCAATATCGAAAATATGGTTATTGATCAGATCATCCACATCCACGCTCATATCGTTGGATTCTGTAAGAGACTTTGCACAATTCAGCATGAATTTCCTGCGCATATAGTCCTGGAACACTACCATTGCATGAACCTTCACGTGTGCAGCGGATCCGACAGTATCAGATAATTCTGTCAATCGCATGATGTCAACCTTCCGGGACTGCCTCTTTATTTCCTCAACAACTGTTATAAGATCAACATCTGAATAAGCCTCTACTGACAAGATGGCTTTGTAAACTTCATTCAAATATTCATCATAGAACATCCCTGGCTTTAGGAAGTCAATCACTTCATAGATGGCCGTTTTCTCGATGAGTAACGCTCCGATGGTCGCTTTCTCAGCTTCAGGATTATGGGGCAATATGAGTTCACTTGAAAAGGTTTTCATATGTTCTTGTTGGGGTGATCTGTTCATTTCCATTCTTTGAGCTTTTAATAATTTCGTCATTCCAAGATTTATTATTTAAAAAAGTTTCCGGGTCTTTACGAAACGCCTTATCCGGCTGCGCTTTTTTGTATATGGGAATATGTTCTTTAATTTTTAGCTTTTCACTGTCTGATATCTTATCCCACTTCTTGGTTAGTTTTTCCTTATTGCCTCTTTTTTTATCATAGTCATTCCAGAATTCATCAAAAGGATATACATCAATTTTTGAATGTGATTTTTCAACTATATCTTTATTTCCCTTATTGGAATTATTTCCCTTATTGTTTGGGTCCGCGATCGGTTCATCATCGTTTCGCGATCGGTTCTCGATCGGTTCATCATCGTTTCGCGTTTTTTGATAATAATCATAATTACAGACTGTTATCCGTGTCGTTTTTGATACGCTTTCTGATACAATCATTTGATCTTTTTCGAGCAGCTCAAGAAATCTCCTTGCTGAACTTTTTGAGCATTTCCAACGTTTTGCCCAGTTACTTAAACTTCTTATACTTTGACCTCTCTCACACTCAATAATGGCACAACCTAAATTAACCTTCCTTCCAGTATGATTCACCTCGAGCAGTAAATCTAACCATCTTTGTAATTTTACCGGGTCCTGCCAGATCCAGTGCTCACGGATTCTCCTATATATTGAGATCCACCCACTATTTGTTTCATCTCCGGCCATACCTGGTATTATTAAAAGCTGGTGAATCGAGGATTTCACCCAAAGACAATGTTTCGCAACTTCGCATCTCGGATTCTATCCAATAAACTTTGTATCGCACCTCTCCCTTTTCAATCCATTCGTCATTCACCGTAATACCCTTTTCTCGAATATCACGAACGTAAGAGCGGGGATCCCCATACCCCAGGGCAATAGTAATATCAGTTACTGAATGTTTCCCGGTACACAGAAGTTCAAAGACTTTTTTCTGTCGATTGCTCAGGCAGTTATATATTTTATTCATATCTTTGTCCTGTACCTCATCAAATGAGATTTCGCCCTGCACTGGTTCCTGCCGTGTGGGGCTTTCTTTTGGATCTTTCATCCTATTTTTTCTTTGATTCAAGTAAATTTTTTAAATCGTCCTCTTTGTATCTTACATTTTTTCCAATCTTCACGTAGGGTATAATTCCCGCTTTTTTCCATCGATGCAAAGTCGGACGACTTACTTTGGCCATATGGCAAGCCTCATCTGTAGTCAGATAAATATCTGCTTTCTTTTCATCGGGTATCGCTTCAGATGCAAACTCCTTAAAAAGATTCTTTAGTTGACTCACAGAGAGCATCACAATAGGTGTATCATCATTATATGTCATATCCTTCACCTGTTATAAAGTTCTTCACATCTTCAAATCTATAAAGTACTTTGCCCCCTACTTTAACAGGCTTCAAAACACCCTCTTTTCCCCATCTCCATAGCGTATGCCGGGATACCATAAGCATATCAGCTGCTTGGTCAGCTGTAATCATTTTGCTTCTAATTTTTTGAATCTCGATTTCGTGTTGTTGCATAATCCTCAAAAATTAAATTGAATGTTTTTGTAATAAAATATAAGGAAATGCCATTTTTCGAAATGTTGATTTTTAGCGTATTACCATTTTTGAGGCTTAGAAAAAATACAAAAAAAAGCACTCCCGGAATGGAAGTGCTCTCAAATAACAGGATTAATAAATCCGTTTATTCTAGTAAATTTATGGTTTCTTTCTTCATATCATCATCAATGTCACGATACCTGGCAAACGCCCTACTCCCCTCAACGTGTCCACTCATTGAAGCAACTAAATTAGGATCCTTGACTTTCTTATACAGGTTTCCTACAAACGCCCTACGTGCCAAATGGGAACTTGCGACTTCGTTTAATGGTCGTTGCTCCTCTTCCCCTGTAGTCGGATTAAGAACAGTAACAAGCCGGTTTAATCCAGCCAGTGTGAACGCCTTCTTTATATGTTCATTGTACTTTTGATCGCTGATAAATGGAAATAACCTTTCACTCTTACCTTCGTATTTCTTTATCAAATTCTTTGCTGTATCAGTTAAAGGCACGCGGATTGTTGACGGATGATCTTCTATTGTCTTCTTGGCAATGTATTCAATAAAGTTACCGTTGTCCTTTAGGTTCGCTTTTGACAATTTAGTTAAATCACAGACTCTGCACCCAACTAGACATTGGAAAATAAAAATATCCCTTTGCACCTCCGTCTCAGGATGGGCACTCAAATCCGTCTGTAGCAGTTTATTTCTCTCGCGAATTGTAATGTAGTAAGGCGTTCCGTAGATTTCCCCTGGAACTTTGTATTCATCATACGGATTGTTTGTGGTGAGATTTGTTTTAACTGCCCATTTGTAAAAAGAGCGGAGTTTATTAAGATGATCACTCCTCGCATTATTGCCCCTTGGTTTTACTCTCCGCGTTTCTTTCACCACCTCATAAATTTCCGGGTAATCGTCTTGTATAGAGTGTTCAATTTGAAGGAATTTATTAAACGATTGAATATCCTTGGCATTAAGCCCATTGATATCGATTTTGAATGTTTCATTTTCTGTTGCCCTCTTATACATTTCCCAACGCTGCAGGCATCGACGTAAGACTTTTAAATAAGTTCCACGTTCTTCTTGTGTCTTGATATAATCATCGAATATATCAAAAAAAGTTTTTTCTTTTGGTTTATACTTTGATGGGTTTAGCTTTTGATCAATTGCTTCATACCAACGCTCAGGACTGGGATCATCTTTTATCTCATCATAAACAGTCAATAATAGTTTCCTTCTGTTCACAATGGCATTATTGATTTCATTCCGGTAATCATCAGAAACCAATACGCGGGATTTGATCTCCTGTCTGTTTTCGTCCCAGTGGTCAGGGTTTACATTTATTTCCGATACGTGGTGCAATTGTACGGATCTTCCAGCACTCAACCGGAAGCGAATGCTTACGCTATCCACTTTTTTTCTGGTTGTTCTGATATAAGCCCTAACCGTTGCCAT